TAGGTCTGTCTAACTTCCTGAGCATCTGAGTCATCACAGCATCCTTACACCTGTCCTTTGTCTCGTTGAGAGCAAGCATAGTTGCATATGGCAACTGCTTGAGCCTGATACCATCCAGCCATTTCTCTGCTTCCTTAAACTCATGTGTTATTGATATCTTCATATTCCCCTCCAGGTAACACGATTAGTCTTGTTTGTATTATACCACAGATTCGACATCAACAAGGTTATACCTCTCGGTGACAGGTTCCCCGCTCCCACTGTGCGCAATTACAGTACAGTCAATTGTCACCATGGCGTTGGGGTATGCTGTTTCTATCTGTATTTCCTTTATTCTATCCGTGTTCATCTTTTCACCCTCTCCTTTTTTCACGCGACCGATAGTCCGTTAGAGTTTGGCAGAGGCAAAATCCATACCGACACATTCCCAAAGTTGCTCAAATGGGAAACCTTCATCACTGTTTAGGTCAAATCCTGTGCGGGCTTCCTCTCTGACATCAGCACAGAAAGAGCATGTTTTGAAGGTCTGGAAAACATCCCACAGACCAGAACAATTCTGGTATTTATCGCCTTGCTTGATAGCACTACCACACTCGCAACAAGTGTGTTCCTTCCTGGCTACTGGGTATGTCTCATTAAATATTGACGGTGCCTCGCCGCTCCCGATATCGCACATATCCTGCTCCATTTAGTTAAATTCGCCTGCCAGACTCTAATTCCATATCATTGCCGGCCAATAACTTTTTCATGGTCATATATCATTCTCCTTTATCAAGTTCAAAAATAGCCTCGCAAGCGAGTATGTATTCCTTGCAGCAGTATGTTCCATTGCTCATGGATGCAGACAGCCAAGGGGCTATATCTTTTATAGCTTTCTCCATCTGCTTGTATCTTTCTAACTCTGCTGGAGTTACCATCAGTAAACTATTCAGATGATCCATCATGCCCCTCTCCTTTTTTTTCACGCGACCGATAGTCCGTTAGAATCGGGCATTGTGCCTTTAGTTAAACTAAACTCACTTGAACGTTTGATGTACGGTCGTTCTGTAGCTTGATATATTCGTCGTTTAGCTCTATCAATATCGCCTTACGTTGATTTTTAATTGCTACCAGAGCCGTTGTTCCACTTCCCCCGAAGGGGTCAAGAACATACCCACCCTTTGGACAGCCGGCGAGAATACACGGCTCGATAAGTTTTTCGGGGAATACTGCAAAATGAGCGCCCTTGTACGGGGTCGTTGCTACAGTCCAAACAGTCCTTTTGTTTCTTGTTCCACCGCTAGTGACTTCGTAATTGTTGCCTGACTTTGTTCTGCTTTCAGTAGCATCACTGTCTCCGTATTTGCTCCCACCAAAACGACACCCAACTGCTTTCATAGTCCCATTTGTTTTCCCAGGAACACGCGAGGAACCCTTTTGGTTTTCTACGTCTTGCTGAAGTCTCTTAACTGTTGATGCCGCAATAGGTTCCGCTATTTTTGCAGCATCGAAATAGTATCTCTGTGATTTGCTGAGAAGAAATATGTACTCATGGGGCTTAGTACACCTATCGGTAACGCTTTCGGGCATTGGATTTGGTTTGCTCCAGATAATGTCTTGCCTGAGATACCATCCATCTCTTTGTAGGGCAAATGCTACTCGCCAGGGTATCCCTATTAGATTTTTAGGGGGGAGTCCTGTTTTACCGTTACGGTTAGAACCTGCAAAACCACTGCCGTTGTGCTGTTTTGTCTGAGGTGCTTGGTTAGTAGCATTGGCCACATAACTGTCCCCCAGGTTGAGCCACAAGGTTCCATCGTCACGAAGCACACGTTTAATCTCTCTGAATACGCCAACCAATTCGGCAGTAAATTCTTCCGGCGTAGGTTCAAGACCTATCTGACCGTCAACTCCATAATCTCTTAGCCCAAAATATGGAGGAGATGTCACACAGCAATGAACAGATAAATCGGGGAGTGTTTTTAAAACCTCCCGGCAATCCCCTTGATATTGTGTAATGTTGTTACCCATGCTATCTCCTGATTGATAGTAATTTCCAATCTTCCATTATAAAAGTCGGGGACTACTCACACAATTGTTTTCGCCCCCATTTCGGCAGCGCCCACTGCCTAATCCAGCCGTGTGTCACCGTTACCAGCTGGATGTTCCTTGTACCCACAGTCCATGTAGCTCGAGTTTTCCTTACTCGCCACGCCCAGGATGTCCCGGTCATGCTTTAGAGTAGGAAAATTTTCTCTTGGCCCTGCCACTACCTGCTCTCCCTTGTCTGGGACGTAAACGTAATAGCATTCGCCGGCTATAATCTTCTTGACCCGCTTGCCCTCGTCTACTAGCTCTGTTGGTTTCATCTTTGCACCTTTACTCAATGTACTTCGAGATACTTCCCGTTATCTATATTGTATTCCAGGGTTACTTTTCCGACCTTTCCAACATGCTTAAACCGTATCTTTTGAATATGAATATCTACCCTGAAATCACCTCTATCAAAGGTGGGTCTATGGACAGTCACAGAGCAATCCGACTTATTTCTCCAATGCGCGCCACCGGCTACATCGTAAGGAGTTGGTGGATTATATGACCCCTGGTCGTTCTTCTGCATTTTAGTCGGATGTGCTACAACCCAGATATGGATATTGTTGTTCCTGGCAAACAGTCTTATTTTTGTCAGTGCTTTTGAAATATATAGAGTTTCTGTATCCGTTCCAATCACATGATCTATCTCATTCCATGGATCTATCACCAGCCCGTTAATCCCTTTCTCGTCTACTATCTTTTGCGCTCTCAGTAGAATACCGTCAAGAGTGAGTATGTCGTCCTCATGGCTGATAAATGTAAAAACGTTTTCCACTATCTTTGACCCGGCGGCAACCTCTCCCTTTGTCATCCTGTCCATTCTGTATGTTCCAAAAAACGATCCACCTGTTACCAACTCAGTCAGCTTGCTTGCGTGATATGCAATCGGGTGATTTTCGGGAGAGAATACGGCAAACTTCCAGCCGTTGTGTTGTGATAGGTTGACCATTAGCGCATCTAACCATGAACTTTTACCGTGTGAAGGGATGCCTGTTACTAGTGTCCACTGGCCAGGAAGAACAGTGTAGTAATTATCAAGACTCGACCACCCTGTAGTTAATCCACACCTCAACCCTTTGTGGTAAAAGTCTATAATGCTTGCTGAAAGCGAACCTGATTTAACGGTCTTTACTTTCTTCTTTGTTTTGATTTGTGGTACATATTCTTCTTTTGGCAAAAACATATCCCGAACATCAGACCACTTTTTATCAGCACAACTATCGTGGAAGCAGTGATACCCAATAGAGCCATTGGAGCGAATTTGAATAACTGCGTCATTGTCAACGTGAGAGCTATCGAAAACACATTCTTTCAGGTGATAATAAAGATCCCCGCCTTTCTCTGATTCTCTCATAACGTTGATCCCGCCGGCTGCAATTACATTGCTGACCAACTCTGTGGACTTCTGAGTATCCCAATCACCGGAGAAACTACCGCTATGGATTACCTTCTTTTCTTCTGGGATATTGCTTACAAAGTCATCAAATACGCCCATCACACCCCTCCTTGATAACCGCCACCCTGTGCTCTATATTCAAACTCTTTACTTCTTTTCCTTTCCTGGCAGTCGTTCCGTAAGCCTTAGTCAGTCGTGCAGGGTTAAAAACAACCTTATCAATTCCCACATATTCATCTGAAAACTTTTCAGAAACGAACTTTATTATTTTTTCAATATCCTGTGTGCTTGCCCCATCTGCTTTATAGGTCAAGTGATACCCATTCCCGGACAGTGCGAACATGCAACCATCCTTTCCGGGCAGGAAATCCCTCACTTCATATGCTTTCTCCAGCGCAAAACCCAGTTGGCCTACAGAAGAACTTGTCCCTGATGGCCTGACAGGATCAATGTCTATAAAGAAATTCTCAATGCGGTCTATGAATTTATCTGAGGTTCTTGCTTTAATCGGTCTTAACTGCTCGTCCGAGATTGCTCTCATTTGTGGATTACACGGATTGACTGTCACGTAAATTCCAGTGGGCTTTACCTGTTCTTCCGCTTCCATAACTGCTTTTACAGCTTTATCGACGTCCACAAACCACCCTGCCACTATCCCGTTGGTGTACTCATTGCCCCACAATAGATGCTTTTTTACCGGCACTCCTATCAGACAAACCTCAAACGTATCGCCAGGAGCATACAGGAAATCGATTTGCTTTCTCAGGTGTCCTTCTTTTTCCTGTCTGTTCATAGTGCCACTCCCCCTTCGTATCTTTCACATGCTTGCGATTTGGTTGTTTTGTTTAGACACTGCCTTAGATGTTCACACAGGTTGCACGTTCCTGAAGGACTTGGATTTGGTGTTTGAGCGTTAACGGTTTCTTTTCTAGCCCAATTTAAAATCGTGTGATAGTGCGACTTGTATTTTTTCCCAGTGCTTGCCACATATCCAGACAGGTTTTCTAATTTTGCAGATAACGTTCCATTGAATCTCTCATTAAGGCTTTTTATTTCATCGTCTGAGAGGAACACATTATTAAATTCCCCATATGTTTTTTTGGTAATCTTTTCCTTCTTTTCTTTCTTTACATTCTTGTCTGGTGTCGCTGTCGTTTCATTGCGTGTCGCTGTCGTTTCACTTGCGTTTCGTCTTGGGTCGTATTGGTTGTAATTTAAGACTGTTATCCGTGTCGTTTTTTGCTCACTTTTGCACTGGATTTGATTCATCTTTTGAAGTAACAATAAAAACCGTCTAACTTTTGACTTATTCCATCCCCATCTTCTTGACCATGTATCAAGGGATTTTAAACTCTCTCCATAATTACAAACAAGGCATGTCATGCCTAAAGTGACCTCCCGCGGACCTTCTTTGTGTTGTACCTCCCACAATATATCAATCCATGCTTCGGCTTTTGAAAATTCACGCCTTTCTTTCCAAAAAGGATGATCTTGTAATTTTCTCCAGAGTGCAAAATATCCCCTTTCCATTATTCAGACCGGGCGGTTAATTGTTCTTCAGGACCATCCTTTATAGCAATACAACCATCAATTATTTGACTGGATTTCGGCTTACTACTCCCCACATAAACTTGTTCAATCCACCTAATAAAAAACAACCAAATAGCTTTACGCATAATTCACCTCAAAACAAAAAATCCCATGCGACACAGCGCAAGGCCCGGAAGGGAACTACCCCTAAACCTTGATTGACTTGCTGTGTCACATGGGATCTGTTTTTTAAGTTGATTCATAGTTTGTTTTCCAGTTTCACTTAATCAAATTGATAACATTAGAGCGTCACCCCTAGCTGAACTTGATACATATTATTTTACGATAGATGTAATAAAGAACAAGCTATTTATGCGTTATTTCCTAACAATTTTATTTAAACATCAGCCCTGCCGATTTATCGCGCGGGCCACACGTTACCCCGAGGCTCGATTGGTAAATCAAGGAGGATGGTTCAGCCCAGAACCGACTACAAAGGCTTCCCCGGCCCCGGTGGTAAATTTATCCTATTCCAAGCTCATCGAGGATCTGTTCAATATTCCAACAAACCGAATAATGTCCCCGCCATTCGCGGAGTAACCTTTTCTGATTCGGCTCAAGTCTATTTTCTAAAACCTCACCTGTTACCTTGCTGACCGCTAATGGGCTTTTTATTTCAAACCAGTATGTCTGACCTCGAAACCCTACTAAGATATCGTCACAGTCAACCTCGACACTCACAGATGGTATTGAACGCAATGTCCTAACTATGTCCGCTTGGTTAGAATCGACCTTTTTTGCTCTCATTAAAATCTGTCCTTAGTGTTCACGTAAACACCATCCTTGCCCCGCTCTCTGTCAGAAAAAGAAGTTCCCTCGTTTTCCACCGACCACAACATGCAGCCCATTGGTGGCCTGATCGCCTCTGGTTGTGTTGGGATCTCGTACATGCCGTGACGATCGAAGCAACGGGTTATATGTTCGCCATGCTCGTTGATGAACATATGATTTGTGATTCTTTCCATCCCTGGATAAAGACCCCTCATTATTCCACCTATGCGTTATTGATGATTGATGTTTTCAAAACGACCAACTCTTCAAATTCAGCTAATCTGGTATCTATTTTGGCAAAATTATCTTCAGTTTCTTTGCAATTTTTAATGATTCTAAAAACAAATAATCGCTTATTTATTGGAAATTCCGAGCAGAAACTTACATAATCGATCCACTCTCTTTCTGATATTTTTAGATTAAGATATAACTGCCATTTATATGATGGATCATAGCTGTTTCTTGATACTGTTTTGCAATGTGTTGAGGGGATAACAGACTTGATTTCTATTGCTCCGTTTTGATCTACTAAACCATCAAGAGACACCCCAACATTACCAGCATCAAAGAACCCACCGTTTAATACATCAACAAAATATTCCTGCTCATATAATGCCCTGGCAATTGGTTCCTGTTCTATACCTCTCAACATATGGTCATTCATAAATCCGCTTTCCTGACCCTTGCCAGTTATTCTTTCAAGTGCAATATCAACAGCGTATTTCTGTGCAGGATCACCGAATGATTTACCGAAGTTTGCCATGATTTTACCGACAGAGGAACCGCCGATTTTACCGACACGCATCTGCAACCATTCGTCACGATCTTTACTCTGGTCAATGTCATAGAATTTCATGCTGCTTCCTTTGCAAGTTCAATGATCATTTCTTTGTTTTTATCAGAAATATTCACATGCTTTTCGACACGATCAAACTTGCCATCCTCTTTGTAAACCTTGATAGCTCTATCCCATTTATCTGTATCTGGGATTAAATCAGGTTTGCGTGTAATTGGAGGCTCTGTGCTTATTCTTAAACCGTCAACGATTGTCCCCATATGTTTGACGTTTGTATCGACGTAAATAGTGACCACAGTATTTGACCATTCCTCAATGAAATCCTTATCGGTCAATTTCTTCATTGTTCTTGAATTTGTAGCATTGAGAATCATCGGTTTTAATGCTTCGCCATCACGAATAAACTTCTCCTGAAAGTAGGCAGTATTAAAGATGTCTTTCGTCTTTTTGGTCTTATCTATTTCCTGTGTAACCTTTGATATTGTTAGCACTGTTGGTTCAACAATATCAGCGGAACTTAGATAGGGACTATTGAATACTTTTCTATAATGTGTGAGTTGCTTTTCCATGTTTCCTCCTAGAATGGCGTTTTGTCTTTATTTATTATGATTTTCAGTATCTCTTCATACGGATTTGCTCCGTGAATTTCCCAGAATATTTTCTCTCCCGAATTATGCAAAACGTTATGATGATATGCACAAAGTGGTAAACACATAGAGTCCGGGCTTTTCCTACCCATGCCAGCACTCCAACACGATCTTACATGGTGCGCCACGGTACGAGGATCGCCGCATATCAAACATGGCAAGGTGCGGATATGTGTTAGGTGTTTTTTGTCTTTCACGAAAACTCCAGATATTGCTGAACCATTTTATCAATGTCTTTACGATCAAGACCTGTGTAGATATTCGCCAACAGGACATCGATAAACTTTGAATAAATGTCCTCTCGGTCCTCTGGCTCCATTTTGTCATAAGAAAGACTGAGAGCTTCCACCCTTGTTGTTCCATCCAGTCTCTCAACAACCCGGTAATATCCGGCAAGGATGGTTAAATCGTTTCTGAATCGAGTGAAGTTTTTCTCCGGGACAACTGGCTCACCAGCAATTCTTACCTGCACTACAGACGGTTGCCAATTTTCAAAGCCAAGATTTAACAAGGCGAAAAGTTTTG